TTGTTCAGAAACGGGTGGCTCAAGTTGAATCGTGGCTTGAAAATACTGATAACTCCGACAGGGTACATGGTTCGGTCATCACGAACGGAGCAATCACAGGACGAATGACGCATAACAATCCGAACATGGCACAAGTACCTAGAGTTGGTAGCCCGTTTGGTTTAGAATGTCGATCATGTTGGACTGTTGACGATGGTAAGGTATTGGTAGGTGCTGATGCTGCCCAATTAGAGTTACGTTTACTGGCTAGTTATATGAACGATCCAGAATACACTAAAGAGATATTGGAAGGTGATATTCATACTAAGAATATGAAGGCTGCTGGGCTAACTAACAGGGATCATGCAAAAACATTCATATATGCTTTTTTGTATGGAGCTGGGGCTACTAAGATAGGGTCTATTGTTGGTGGTAATCATATTCAAGGTAAGGAACTTATAGACAAGTTTCTAGCCAATACACCGGCTTTAAACGAGCTAAGAAAGAAGGTAGATTATAACTCCTCGAAGGGCTGGCTAAAGGGTCTAGACGGTAGGAAACTGCACGTTAGGTCACAACACGCAGCCCTAAATACCTTGCTACAAGGGGCTGGTGCAATTGTTATGAAACAAGGATTAATTCTCTTGCAAAGAAAGCTAAAAAATCTTATAATAGATGCCCATTTTGTCGCTAATGTTCATGACGAATGGCAGATTGAAACGAACCAAGAACTTGCTGATACGGTTGGTGTACTAGCAGTACAAGCTATCCGGCAAGCTGGTAGCCATCTAGGTCTAAACTGCCCACTAGATGGTGAGTTTAAAGTAGGTAAAAACTGGGCTGAAACACACTAAAAGGAAACTAAAATGAAACTAAAACCAGTACGAGTAAAAGGCGATATTTTTTGGGCTGAATTGACCAAGAAAAACAAAAACACAAACAAGTATCAAGTTGCTATTTGTAACTTATCTGATAAAGCTGTAACTATGCTAGAAGATGCTGGACTTTCTGTTCATTCTCATCCAGATAAACCGGATCAGGGTAAGTACATCACTCCTAAATCTTCTAAGTATGAAATCAAAGCATATGATGAAGAAGGTAACGAGATTACTTGTAGAATCAAGAATGGTTCTAAAGGTATTGCCACAATCAAACCTTACATAAATGGTTTTGATAAAGGTATCAATGCTGGTATAAGCGCAATAACCGTAACTGATCTGATCGAATATAACGAAGCAGATATGGAAGCGGTATAAACGTGAAGCCGTCTCTCAATAATGCGAAAGCACTGATTGACGGTGACATACTGGTGTATCGTATTGGGTTTGCCAGTAATGATGATGAAGAGAAATTTGCTATCGCTAGAATGAGTAACTTCATCGATAAACTTCTTAGCCCGTCTTATGTGATGAGTTATGAAGGTTACATTACTGGTAGCTCAAACTTTAGAAATGAAATCGCTAAAGAAGCTCCCTACAAAGGTAATCGTGATGGTGCTGCAAAACCTGTTCATTACGACTCTTTACGGGAATACCTTTTAAGGCGATGGTGTTTCGATTTGATTGAAGAGCAGGAAGCGGACGATGCAATAGGTATTCAGGCTTATTCTATGCACCCTGATGCTTATTGTATTGTTTCGTTAGATAAAGACCTTGATATGTTACGAGGATGGCACTATAACTTTGTCAAGGATAATCTTTATTATGTTAGCGAAGAGCAAGCTATAAAAAACTTTTATTCTCAAATACTTACTGGAGATCGTGTTGACAACATTCAGGGTATTCGAGGAGTAGGACCAAAGAAAGCAGAGAAACTTCTTAAAGACTGTCATAACGAAAGACAATTATTCGATGCTGTATTAAAAGCGTATGAGGATAACCTTGAGTTATTAACTGAAAGAGCGCAATTACTATGGATAAGAAGGGAAAAAAATCAAATCTGGCAACCGTCCCTCAAGTAGTTTATATTGAATGGGATGATGCCTGTGCGGATGCAGGTTGGGAACTAACAGAAGAAACTGATATTCATCGTGTCTTTACTATTGGTTTTGTCGTAGCAGAAGATAAGAAAGCAATAACAGTAGCAGTTTGTTGGTCAGGTCTTGAATCTAATTCTAGAATACATATTCCTAAAGGTTGGATTATTAAGATCAAGAGATATAAACTAGATAAGTTTTTAGGAAGGAAGAAACCATCAAAACACAAAGCGCAAAAGCAAAAGGAAGAAAACTACAGCAATGGTTTAGGGACAACCTCGTCGAGGAATTTGCCTTTTCCAAAGACGACGTAAGGTCTACTAGTATGGGCGCTAGTGGGGAAGATATTCTTTTCTCACAAGCAGCTGGAGATAAGTTAGGTATATCAATAGAGTGTAAATCAAGAAGCACAATAGGCGTGTACTCTTTCTATTCTCAAGCCATAGATAATTGCCCTGAAGATAGAGAACCTGTTGTTGTAATCAAACAGAATTATTCTAAACCGTTGGTAGTAATAGATGCAGAATATTTCATACAACTGCTAAAGAGGGCAGCATGAGACATTTAATCATTCCTGATACACAATGCAAACCCGGTCATCCTATTGAACATTTAGAATGGGTCGGTAAATATGCAGCTGATAAAAAACCAGATGTTATTATCCATCTAGGAGATCACTGGGATATGCCTAGTTTGTCTATCTACGATGTTGGTAAAAAATCATTTGAAGGTAGAACTTACCAAGCAGATATAGCAGCAGGTAACAAAGCTATGGGAAGGTTGATGAAACCTATCATAGATGAACAGAAAAAGTTAAAACGTGGTAAACGTAAGATATGGAATCCTAGAATGGTATTCTTACTTGGTAACCACGAGCAAAGAATTGAAAGAGCTATAAACTCTGATAGAAAGCTTGAAGGGTTAGTAGGTTATAGTGATTTTAATCTTGATTTATTTGGCTGGGAAGTGCATGACTTCTTGGAAGTAGTGGTTATAAATGGAATAGCTTACAGTCATTACTTTACTTCAGGAGTTATGGGTCGATCAGTAAGCAGCCCTAACTTACTTTTATCTAAGAAACATATGTCATGCGTTATGGGTCACGTTCAGGATCGAGCTATAGCGTTTAGTAAACGTGCAGATGGTAGTCGTATTACTGGTATCTTTGCTGGTATTTGTTATCAACATGATGAAGATTATCTTACTCCACAAACCAATGGTAGCTGGTCAGGTATATGGATGTTAAATGAAGTGCAAGATGGTAGCTTTGACGAGATGCCAGTTAGCTTAACTTATTTGAGGAGACAGTATGGAAGTAAAAGAACTACTTAATGTTCGTGAAGATATGTACGGACAATATAGTATTGTTAGTCAGATTAGTCAGGACATTAAGAAGGTAATGAAAGAATCTCCTAATTATAAAATCATGCCTGCATTTGCTAGAGAAAGTTTAGATATGATCGCTAACAAGATTGCTAGGATTCTAAATGGTAATTATTATTATGATGATTCTTGGCGAGATATAAGTGGGTATGCTACATTAGCAGTTATGGAAATAGAGGAACTAGAGAAGCATGAAACCGATAACGCTCCCTGAACTGTTAGAAAAGTTAAAAGACTTTGATGAACTTGAACTGGTAGAATTACTAGAAATAACTAGTGATGATATAGTTGACAGATTTGAGGATATAGTTGAATTACGAATAGATAAACTTATAAGGGAAATAGAGTAATGGATCTTTATCAACAATTTATAGCTAAGTCGAGATATTCTCGATTCTTACAAGAAGATAAGCGCAGAGAAAACTGGGAAGAAACCGTAGATAGATATATGGATTTTATGGCTAAACACCTAGAATCTAAACATAACTACAGAATACCATCTGAGACCTACGAGGATCTCTCTCAGGCGATTAAAAATCTAGAGGTAGTCCCCTCCATGCGCTCAATCATGACAGCCGGAAAAGCCCTTGAGAGAGACAATACGGCAGGGTATAACTGTAGCTATTTGCCTGTTGATGATCCTAAAGCTTTTGACGAAGCTATGTATATATTGCTATGCGGTACTGGTGTAGGGTTTAGCGTTGAACATAAGTATATAGACCAGTTACCAGATGTTCCAGAGAAGATGTTTGATAGTGATACCACTGTTGTTGTGTCTGATAGTAAAGAGGGCTGGGCTAAATCATTACGACAAGTTATTGCTTTGCTCTACTCTGGCGAGATACCTAAATGGGATCTGTCTAAGATCAGACCAGCAGGTGCTAGACTCAAGACCTTTGGTGGTAGAGCTAGTGGTCCTAAACCGCTACAAGAACTGTTTGAATTTGTAGTGCGTAAGTTTAAAGGATCAGCAGGACGTAAACTAACTACGCTAGAGTGTCACGATATTATGTGTAAGGTAGCAGAAGTCGTAGTTGTTGGTGGTGTTAGACGTTCAGCTATGATCTCTCTATCTGATCTTGATGATGATAAGATGCGTCATGCTAAGACTGGTGCATGGTGGACTGATAACCCACAAAGAGCATTAGCTAATAACTCTGCTGTTTATAGCTGCAAACCTGATGTTGGTCAGTTTATGAACGAATGGACTAGCTTATATCAGTCTCACTCAGGTGAACGTGGTATCTTTAATCGTGAAGCTGCAGTAGAGCAATCTAAAAAGAATGGACGTAGAGATTACGAGCAAGAGTTTGGCACTAATCCATGTTCAGAGATTATTCTTAGACCTTATCAATTCTGTAATCTATCTGAAGTAGTGGTTAGAGAATCTGATAGTATTTATGATCTTGAACGTAAAGTAGAACTAGCTACAATACTAGGAACGTACCAGTCTACTATGACTCACTTTCCGTATCTGAGAAAGATATGGCAAAGGAATACTGAAGAGGAAAGATTACTTGGTGTATCATTAACTGGTATCTTAGATAATAAACTATTAGGAGATAATAATGAACAAACCAAGACGTTACTTGGAAGACTTAGGCAGCACGCTGTCGAAACGAACTTACAGTATGCAAGCGATCTTAATGTTAATCCTTCTACTTCCATTACTTGTGTTAAGCCTTCTGGGACTGTTAGCCAGCTTGTTGATTCTGCCAGTGGTATTCATCCGAGACATAGCCGTTATTACATCAGGCGCATACGAGGAGATAAGAAAGACCCTATCACGACATTTATGACGGAGAAAGGTGTTCCGTCAGAAGATTGTGTTATGAGACCAGAATCTACTATAGTGTTTAGCTTCCCTAAGAAAGCACCGGAATCTGCTTTACTCAGAGATGATCTAACAGCTATAGAGCATTTAGAATTGTGGATGACATACCAGAAACATTGGTGTGAACATAAACCATCTGTAACTATTTCTGTAAAGGAAGATGAATGGGTAGAAGTCGGTGCGTGGGTTTGGAAGAATTTTGATGATATTAGTGGTGTTAGTTTCTTACCGCATGATGGCGGAACATACAAACAAGCACCCTACGAAGAATGTACTGAAGAACAATACAATGATCTTCTAGACAAGATGCCTACTAATATCTATTGGGATGAGTTAGTGGAAGATGATGATAACGTCGAGGGCGTACAACAACTGGCTTGCACAGCAGGGGTTTGCGAGATCTAGATGTTAGAGACAGTCATAGCGTTTTTAGCTACGCTAAACTGTTATCCAGAAGATTTTGTTATTACTTCTAGTAACAATACCTTCTATTTGGCTGGGGATATTGGTGTGATATACGTTAAACCGGGAATGTATAAAGACCATATCCTCGCCCACGAACTATGGCATCACTGTCAATGGCAATGGGCAGGAAAGAAACCTGCTCAGTCGTGGGACGAGTGGAGACGTAGAGAAGAAGAAGCTATGAAGGTTGAAGATATATTCCTTAATTTGTCGGAATAGCTCTTGAACTTGGTATAGCGTTTCTATCAGTTATGTAAGTTTGCCAAGCCTGCACTGCTCCTTTGCCTTCAGTTGCAGATTTTCCAGTAGATATATCAGTATGTGCAAACACAGCGTCACTATTGATGTTGAATTGTTTTACTAATTTTTCTATCAAAGCATTTTGCGCTCTAATAGCAGCAGGTGTCATTTCCTCATTAACTCCACCATTAGAACCTAGATAAGCAATTCCAATAGTATTAGCATTACTAAACTTAGTTTTAAATTTTTTATCTACTTCTGGTTTAGCTTCCGAACCCATGTGATTAGTTCTTTTGTTTAAAGGAGCTACTTGGTATACATTGCCTTTTTCATCTATAGCAAAGTGATAGCCATAAAACCCCGGATCAAGTTTACCTTCTTTATTTATTCTTTTATCATCATAAGTACCATAGTAATCAAGCTTTCTAGTTATTGATTTCTTACCAAGATCATGGTGTAAAACAATTCCTTCAAATTCTTTAAATTCTTTTTTATCTTTTTTAGATTTTTCAAAACGTTCGTTTGCTGTTTTGGTAGCTGTTTTTCCGTAAACTAATCCATGTTTTGGATCAGGTTTGTAGCTTTCGTAAGTATAAGTAATAGGTAAATCTACAGTAGATTGTATATTTACTGGTCGCTGTTCATCAGCAATAACTGGCTCTACTTTAGGTGCTGTTATTTCTGGTTGACGAACACTAGGAACAATATCTGTAGCTTTAGGTGCTGAAGGAATTACAGTTTCTGGTCTTGTTAACAAACCATTAAATTTATTTTGTTGAGGAACTCCTCTATCTGCTTCTACAGCTACGTCTAGTAAATCTGTTGGCGCATTTCTAATTGCTCTTCTACGAGATTCTTCTTCGTAAGCCCTAAACATTTCTGATCCACCAGCTCCTGATTGACCAAAATAAATTGGATCTCTTCCAGTACCGGCATGAATCGGACTTTCCATTTGATCTTTTACTAAAGCTTCGCTAGCAGCTTCAATAGCTTTGTTTATCTGTAAGTAATCTACTATTGGACGATAAGGCATTAGCCCACCGCTGAGATCGCTATTATCAACAGTTGTTCTTTCTATTAAATCATCTAAGGGCTTTTCAACACTAGGCGGTAATTCTCTTCGTATCTCTCGAACATCTTCTTGTTGTATTTCTGGTTGAGGAACACTAACCATAGGCATTGTCATAGCTTGAGTACCTAATAACGGACCAGCCGACTTCCAATCAATTTGAGGTGGTGTTCTGTCCATGTACCCTTGTTCATCTAACTTTACAGTTAAATAATCTCTTATTCTTTCTAATCCATCTATTCTTTGAATACTGTTTTGAATAGCGTTCATAGACGCATCAGTGTCCTGCCTTTCAGCATTTAAAACTAATAAATTATTGTTTTCATCTTCTAATGTTTTATTAACTAAATTATATTGTTGAAGTATACTAAGTGGTTCTTCTTTTTTAGTTTTCTTTTTACCATAGTATTCTTTTTTAGCTTTCATTATTTCAGGAGTCATTGGTCCTTGACCCGGTCCTTTATGCATCCAAGTTAAATAAGGATTAGACTCTATTTCTTTTTGTATCGGACCTTTAACACCAATACCAAACTCAGCTAGTTTTTCAAGTAATTTATTAGCCATTTAAATTCCCTAAGGCAAAGGAGTTACAAACATTTCATCAACAGCTTCAGGTCTTTCGTAAGCCATCGTTGCACCTAATCCAAATTGTCTTGAGAACAATGGCGGTAACACTTGTGCTTTTTCTTTAGACAAATTAGTTAAGTCAGATATCAAATCAAAAGATTCTTTTTCAAGTTCTTTTCTTACAGATCTTTGAGCAGCAGTTGTTCCAGCAGTAATAGCTAAGAAAGTTGGGTCCATCATAAAACCAAACCCGTGCATTAACATTAACATATTGTTAGAACTAGGAGCATATCTACCAACCATCTGCCTGAAGTCTCTAGTAAAATTACCTTTAGCTAGTTTTTCTAATTGTTTTATTTGTTCTTCTGTAAAATGGTCTTTTACTTCTTGATTATTTAATAAATATTGAACTGCTTTTCTATAAACTTCAACAGGGTCTTTAGAATTTTGTGCTTTTTCTGCAGCTTTAGTAAAAGCGTCTGAAGCTAGTTTAGCTTTTTTATATTGACTTGCAGCTAGTCTAGCAGCGTCAGCTAATGTTTTTCCTTCTCCATCTTTTGGTAAACTATTGTCTACAAACTGTGATATTTTATAATATATTTGTTTTACAGAATCTCGATCTGCTTGAGACAATTTTGGGTCTGTAGCAAATTGCCATAATCTTTGACGAACTCTTTCCATGTTAGTAGGAGTTTGATCTAATAACGATTGCTCGTTTAAATAAAGCAAAGCACGTTCGTATGGATTATTAGTTTTTGGGTCTAAGTTTCCATATATTTTTGTTAAAGCTTTTTCATCTACAGATTGTAAAGCTTCTATATAAGCTGTTTGAAAATCATCAGCTTTAAATTTAAAACCAGATTCGTCTAAAAGATCATAAGCTTTTTTTATATTATCTTTTGCTTTTTCTAGTGTAGGTCGTATTGACATTTCGTCAAAACCATTAGCTAAAAAACTTCCTTTTTTAAGTTTTCTTAACATTGATGTTACTAAAGTACCTACTGGAGTTGCAAATAAACTAGCTAAACCATCTGTAGTAGCTCTTTCAACAACATCTTCCATAGATTCTGCACTACCAGCACCATAAGTAGCTCCACCAGCAAAAGATTTTAAACCAGTAATTGTCGATCTTGTAAGTCTTCCGCCTTTATTATATAAATCTATTAAAGCTTTTGGTCCGTTATAAAGAATTAATGGACTAGCAAAACCACCACCTATTTCAAACATAGTGGATTCTACTGGAAAGTTTTTTTGATATTCTTTTAATGAGCTTAATAACTCTGCTTTATAAGTTTTATAATTTTTAAGCCAATCAGGTGATCTACCAGAACGAATATTTCTAAGAGACTCTAAAGTAGCTGTTATAGCTGCAATACCTTCATCGCCAAAGTTTAATGTTTGTCCTTCAAAGAATTGTAAAAGTTTTTGTTCTTCAGGATCAACGCCTTCAGCAGATGTTTTAGTTGTAGGCTCATATCCAAGAGATTTTCCATAAGCTATCATCTGACCAAACTGATCATCGTTCATCTTAACTAAAGAAGCGAACTCTCCCATTGGAACTCTATCTTTATAATATTTGCTCCATAATCTAAAAGAAAGTTCTCCGTCAGGTATTTGATCATACTGAGGATATTTCTTCCTAACTTCGCTAAAAGAAGATATAGCCATATTTTTTCCTATTAATTATTTTTATTACAACAAACCTAAAGGATCTTGATTTTTTTCTTGAATAGACATTCCTCCGTCAGGAAAATAATCTTCAGGAATAAAACCAGATTGTTTTAATATTTTTACAGCTTCTGAAGCCTTAGCAGGATCTTCTTGATTTATTGCAGCATCAATAATATTTTTAAAATGTTGATCTATTTCTTTTAAGTTTTTATATAGAGCAGTAATTGTTAGCTTTTTAGGATCTAAACTTCTTAATGCAGATTCTAATGCTCCCCATTCTCTCATATTTACTGCACCTAAACCACTTGCTCCACTTTTTGATAATTCTTTCAAGTCAGCCAAAGATTGTAAAGCAATTTGTGAATTAAGTGATTGAACAGTTCCAACTAAATTACCAGCCTCAGTTGGAACAATTTTCCCAAGCCAAGTATCTGGTGTCATTAATCTAAATAAAACTCCATTCCAAACTCTTAACCAACCATTATCTTCAATAATTCTCATTGCATCAGCAATATTTCTTCTACTAAAAGAAGCTTTAGACGCAGTATCTACTGCTGTTCTAAATTGTCTTTCTTCTTCTGCTCTGTTTGTTATTGGTTGTAACTCTATTCCTTGAGCAGTTTTTACCAATCTAAAACCGGGTGGTATAGTTCCAACAGTTAAATTAGAATCTAATTCTTTAACATCTCCTGTTTTAACATTAACTCTATAGGTAGCTTCTTTGTTTAATCCAGTAATCTGTCCCTTAAATTTATCCATTATATCTGCACCAGTAGCAGTTATATAGGCATCAGGTTGATTCTTTCTTAAATCAGTAGCTCTACCAGCTAGCTGAATTGCTTCATTATTCATTCCAAAAGAAGCAAAATCTCTAGACATTGCTGATAAAGCTTCTGGATCATTTAAAGAATCAGGACCATATTTACTTAATATAGTTTGAGTAACTCTAGCTTGTTGAAGCATAGGATCATTAGCACCTGCACCACCACCAATTAATGGTGATAAAGCTTGTGACAATGTTCTACCAGCCATCATATAAGTACGTTCAGCAGGAGTTTGAGCAGTTTGCAACATAGCCATATATTCAGCTTGTTGTCTGTCCTCTAGTTCTTTTTGCCTAGCAGCCATTATTTCTGTAGGCGATGGTCCAAATAAATTAGCCATAATTTTTTAAACTCCTTACTAACCAAATATTGTAGATCCGCCTAAAATAGGCATACCACTTTGATTTACTGGGGCATTAAACATACTTGCTGGTTGAGAATAAACTGTTGGTTGTCTTCCACTCATTAACCAATCTCTTAATATTTGATTTTGTTCTTGTTGTTGTTGATATTGAGCATATTGTTGACCCAAACCAGCAACACCTTGACCAAGAGAAGCTAGACCAGAAGCTTTAGCTTGTTGACCAGCAGATTGTAATTGAGCAGCACTGCTCATACCTTGACTTAATAGTTCCCCTGCTCTTGCATTAGCAGAAGTAACTTGTTGTCCTAAGGCAGTACCAATATCCATAGGTTGTCTAGCTATGTCTTCTAGTTGAGTACCTAACTGGAACTGAGCTTGGAAAGGAGAAAGAGCAGCTTGTTGAGTTTGGTAACCAGTACCAAGCAATCCAGCAGCTTGATTAAACAATCCAGTACCAAAATCTAACTGTTGTTGTGCAGCTTGTTCAGCACCTGCAGCTAGTTGTAAATCTCTACGTCTTCGTGATTCAGCAAGAGCTTTTAGTTCTGGTTGACCACCTGCTCCAACACTTAAACCACCTCTACCACGACCAAATACTGATGCAGCTAGACGTTGTTCTTCTTCAACATCATAAGGACGTAATACATCCATTTGTTGCTGCATATAACGCTGGCGTAGCTCTTCTGGTGTTTGTGCCATATACTGCTGACCAAGACCAAACAAACCAGTAGCAGCTTGTTCAAACTGTGGTTGTAGAGCAGCAGCACGTTCAGCTTGACCTAAACTACCGCCATACAAACCAGATAGTTGATTTTGTAATGCTTGTAGTTCTGGAGTAGCTTGATAAGTGTAGCCTGATAACCTTCCTTCTTCATTGAATTGAGGCGTAGCAGAACCAAACCTAGTAGTAATACCTACTGGTCTAAATCTAGCTTCTTCAGCAGCTATACGGGCAGCTTCTACCTGTGCAGCAGCTTGTTGATTCATAGCAGCAGCTTGTTTGCTGGCTGCCCTATTTTGCATAAAACCGCCAACAACGGCACTGCCAACGGTAGCTGATACTGGATCAGGCATCTCTGAACTCCTTTATATACTCTTCAAATTTTTCACCATACATTTTAGCTACATAAGAAGCTGCTTCTGCTGCAACTTTATAACCATGAACTAACTTTACTACTTCCAAAATAACATCGTAATATGCAGCTCTCCACATATAAGCCTTGTTTAGCTGTTCTTTTTTATCTTCTAGCTTATTTGCACCTATCCATTTCAAAACCATGTTTGACATAACTGGTAGTAGAGCATAAGCATTAAGTCTAAAAAAAGGATTTGCTGGCATATTAACTAACACTTGATATATAACTTTTTCTTTTTCTATGTCATCAACTGGATCGTTGTCTTTCCAATCATCTAAACCTTGAATAACATTCCAATAATCAAGTAACCATTCTTGTGCTTCTACTGGTAATTTAAGATTATCAAAATGCACTAATAAAGTATTTCCTGAGTCCATTATGGTTTAGGATAAGTTTCTTTTACGTCTAAACATTTAGCGATATACTCATCAATCTGAGCTTGATCTCCTTTGACAATACCATCTAAGTAATCTTGCATTGGAGGATAAGCCTTAGCTCTGTTTTCCTTTACTTGCAATCTTTTTACTTCTACATTAACAGCAGCATCGTCAACAGTTACTAAATTGCCATTAGCATCAAACGCACCTTTGCCTTCAAAAACACTGACAACATTAGGGTATAGATTTAATATGGCTAAGTGTCTATTATTCATATAAGTCTCTCAATTATTTAAATTCAATTACAGTTAAGCTATATCCACCAATAGTAGACCAGTTACAGTTATCTACTCTTTCTACTTTAAGTCTATAAGTAATAGAACTTGTAGTGCTTGGAGAATCCAGAATACTAGGTGCTAGAGAAGCGTGAAATCCTTGAGAGGTAGCATGGTAATTTTGTTGTTGAATTCCTAAACTTGTTGTATTTCTATACAACCTAGCTAATCCACCATTACCACCGCCTCCTGAACAACTTAATGAAGCGCAACCCATAACAAGAAATTTACTACTTGCAGAAGCAGGTGTTACTGTAACTTCTAATAGTTGTTGTTCTGTATTTCCAGAGACACCTGTTGTACTTGAAGTACCACTAACAGCAGTACTTGCTAACGCTTGAGATACCCACGCACTACCATTAGATGTCAAAACATTACCACTAGTACCGGGAGCTACATAACCTAATACATTAGTACCAATAGCTACTCCTAAATTAGTTCTAGCATCAGAAGCAGTTGAAGCACCTGTACCACCATTTGCTACAGCTAAATCAGTACCAGACCAATTACCGTCATTAACAGTATTAAGCGAAGCAAGAGATCCTAAAGTTCCAAGTTCTTGTTGAACAAACGATGTAGTAGCTACAGCTTGAGAACTATTACCAGTTGTTTGCAGTATAGCTGTCGTGCCTGTAGGTAAAGCAGGTGTACCAGTAAAATTAGGAGAATCTAAATTAGCTTTAGATGAAATAGCAGAAGCAATAGCTACAAATTCTGCATCAATCTCTGAACCTTTTACAATCTTACCGACATTGCCAGTATTTAAACTGTCTTTAGCTGTAAAATTAGTTGCCTTTGTATAATTTGACATCTTCTATTCCTTAAACTGTTTTACCTGTTTTAACGTAAACATCTATCTTTTGAATTGACAACGGGTTTTGGTTTATGTCTGCCTCAAATCCTAACTGTATGATTGAACCTGATCCACCAAGATTAGAGCGTACTTCTTCTAGTGCTAGTCCGCTAGAGTATTCTGACAAAGCGTCAGCACTCTTTAAATAAACCGTAGCGTTAGAAACTTCTCCTGCGTTAGTATCTGGAACATAGTAATAACCACCAGATAGTTTTACTTGATGAGGTAAATCATATCCATTAGTAGAATCTAAAACAGATTTAAACGCTACTTGATAGTGCGTACCATCTGTATCAGTAATAGTATTATACTGAGGGTTTGAATTTGTACTATCAAAAACTTGACTACCTACTACTGAAACACCGCTAACACCAAACTTAGCTATATTATATTCGTACACTGATCCAGCAGTTAATGACTTACGAATATCTCTATAAGAAGCTACATAATCAAAACCGTATTTAACAAATACATTTTGTCCAACACCACCAACTACAGTAAAGTTAGCTTTCTTTAAAAACTTTAATGATGTAGGACTACCTAAATCAAAGTGATTAGTGTAATAACGCATCTTATAAGTAGAAGTATTATCAAGATGCCCTGTGTACTTACCAAGATAACCTTCTTTACCTAATAACAGATCACCAGTATAAGTAACGTGCAATGCTGTAGGTTCTATACTATCCCAAATAGTTACTCTTGCTGCTCCATTTTCTAATCTAGCCCTTAAATCAAAACAATAAACATACTTAGTAGTAGGAAGTGACAGTATATAAAAAGCGTCTGTAGGGTAATATACTGCTTTAATTTTTATTTTTGTTTCAGAGTTTACAAAAGCAACTAAGTCATCTCTAACATTAAAAGATATATCGTTAATAGGTGCTGACTTTTCTTGAATAACACGAGCAATACTTCTTACCCCAGTATCAGACAAGAACATCACATCTGTACCAGTATTAACAATACTATCTCTAGCGATACATCCTACGTTAGTAATCAAATCAGCTAATGTTAAGGATGTGACATCAATAGGATTAGAATATACAGCAATGTTTCTCTTACCAAAGATAATTAAGAAACCGTTGTGTGCTGCTAGTCCTACTATTTCATCTCCATTAGGAAATACATCTACCAAAGAAAGGTAACCTGAATCACCGGTAGACAAGTCTGATCCATCCAGTAATGCGCTGAAGTACACAGTCTGCTTATCTCCAGAAATATCTGCCCACCAAGTACGTCCATATGCTCCCAATACTACGTTAGGTTTAAAGTTAGTGGGTGATCCTGAATAAGTCGTAGGAACTGATCCACAATCCATTAATCTATTAAAACCATAGTTACCACTATGAGCGTGACTTGCACCTAATTGATGATACACCAATGGTAAATGGTCAGCTTGCGCTAAGTACGCATGAGGTTTAATGTCTGGTCCTTCACCATACACAATACTAGATGCTGACCAATCATTTCCAGATATACTGTAAGCAATATCTGCACTATCAGCATCATTTCTAACAACAGCAGTAGTTATTGTGCTACTAGCAAATGTAAATAATTTATTATTACCTCCTAGTATTACTGTACCTGTCTCTGGTAAATCAAATATAAACTCAATATCATTAGTACCAAGATCAGCGTTAGTAGAACTGTTCTGTTTAACCCAACCTTTTCTAGCACCAATCCTACCAAACTTATCTATGACACAGTTGTACGCCTCTAGTGCGTAGCCCGATGACAGATCAACACTACTCTCTTGGGTGTTAATACCAAGAAAGCCCGGTGCTGATATCGTAGTTGTAAGTAAAGGTTTAGCCATTAGATTGATTGCCAGATGTATTCGTCTCTATACCTGCCATTCTCGATAGCTATAGCATCCGCTAGCGATTGATCTGCTAACGCCCTAGCTTCTGATACTGACAATCCTTGATCCTCACCACGCTCTGCTGTAGCCATTGCATAGGCATACTTAATAACTGGATCTTCTGGTACTTTAAGAGTATCAGCCCCTTCACTTAACGCAGCTTGAGGTTTATAAATGTTAAAGTAAATATTATAAGCACCATCAGGAACAGGATATACATCAACTTGCGTGTCTCCATTAGAATCTACACCGTTAAAGTTATAGTACATTGGTGAACCTTTTTGTGGAGACTGATTCAAGAACCAATTGTTCATCTTGTGAAACGGTACATAGCTCAAGAACAAATCATCTTCACTGTTGATTACATCAATAACCTTAAACCTTTGACCAGAACCTGTCATCACATAGTTAAACAAATCATTAGCTGTAGTAACAGTTAATGTCTCAGACAGTGCATTCCACTGGTATGAATCCTCTACAAATCTTTTAGCATCGTTAATGTATTTACCAATTAACTTAGCGTAAGGAGTATCGGTAACAGCAGTAATACCATCGTCTTCTCTTAACCTGACTAATACATCTTTAACGAGTTCTAAGTAGTTCATTTCTTCTTACTCTTTCTGGCTTTAGATAGCGCAATAGCCACTGCTTGTTTCTGTGGTTTGCCTTCTTTTACCATCATGCTAATGTTCTCACTGATGGCTTTTTTAGACTTACCTTTCTTGAGTGGCATTATTTTTTCTTTGCTGGTTTCTTTACTGGTTTTTTTACTGTCTTGCCTACTTCTGGAAACCAGTTAGAACTCATACCTTCATTCTGAGTAGTTTTTTTACGCATATCAGTACGTTTTACTTTTTTCATTGGCATCTTAATTTCCTTTTTTGGTTTTGGTCATTGATTGTAATAAACACTTACCTGCTGTCTTACATTTTTTAGGATACGGACAAGTAGGACAAGTATTCATATATTATTATCCATGAAATTGTATAGCTTCTGCTGGTCTTAGTTCTATCGTTGCTACATAAGTTACATCGTTAGTTCCTGTATTTTGTATTCTGATTTCATCATTTTCTTTTAAAGCTACATGAGCATCAGACAACAGCACATACTCACCAACACCTAAATTCTTACCACCAACAATAAAGTATTCATTAGTAGTAGTAGAGTCGTACCAATATACTTTAGGTGTCTCGTTACTAACAAGACTAATAATATACATCATGTTCCATAGCCCAGTATTCTTAGGTGGAACTTTGTATAACAACTGTTTAGTTGTAGCACTAGGGACACTACTAGAATTTAATGTTTTTACTGCACTTACTGTTCTAGCCATATTATATCACATTTTAAAAGAAAAGTCAAGAAATTAATAAGTTAGCTTCAGCTTCTCTGCGTCTAACTAGCCCCGGTAATATTCTACCACCACCTCTAACCCAACGTTTTAACTCATAAGCTGCTAGATCCCAGTCTTTAGCATTAATCCGCTTTCTCATGGTTGAAACCTTTAGCCTACCAGCACCTAAGTTATATACCCAACTCATAATAGCTGCCTGTCTACTAGGCGTTTCAGTCACCATGTGAGGGCAATACTTAATCATGCTTTTGTAACAACTTACTAAGTCATTCCTTAACAGCTTCTCAGCTTTGCCATAAGTAATAGCTAGGTCTGACATCTGTACTGGAGTACCGTCTAGGTATCTGGTTGTCCCATAACCAATGGTAGGCACTCCAGCAGGACAAATATAAGGTTTATGTCTAAAGCCTTCAAACTCTTTGCATAACTCTACAGCTATGTCAAAAGCGTCCATTATGACTTCCTATCGTAAACCCTACCTACAAAGTAAAATGTCAATAGTAAGTTGAGGATAGCCATGTCTTCTTTGCCCCACATACTAATTAACACTTCATTCCATATCCCACCTTGACTAGTTGCTATTGTGTAAGCAGCTATCTTAGTAGCAGAATAAACACCAACAAACCAGTAGGTAACCAATGGTCTAACCAGACCTGACACAGCAGCTACCCATTTGTAAGACTTACCAGCAGTCGATGCCTGTTCCTTAAATGCTTCTTTCATAGCATCTAGTTCAGCAATGGTCAGTGTTGCTTCTGTCTCCTTGAGTTGCATCTCGCCTTTAATCTTAGCGAACTCCATCTCAGCACTCATCATTGCTAACTCATGTTTCCTAGAGTCTTTAGCATCAAATATTTTAAAGACCTCAGGAGCTAATCGTAGCACTCCTCCAAACACACCGCCTAATAATGTCTCTAACATAAATACTCCTATGACATCTTCTTAAATAAAGCGTCCACTATCCAACCAAAGGAAGCACCTAGGATAAGCAATAAAGCACCAGCACCTTTCCACTTGGTAACAACAGCAGACATATCCTTAACGTCCTGACGTAGCTCAGACATCTGACGCTGTAGCTCTTCTACGTTAGCCTCAAGCCTACCTATCTGTTTGTTAATGTCTTCCATTACTTACCCTTTTTCTTCTTAGGAAAGCCCTTCTTCATGTTTGCATATGCCTCTGGACTTACTGTGCTTTTAGATTTAGGACGAGAAGTACCAGCCTTCTTACGCTTATTGATGTTATAATATAATCCTTGTTTCATTACCATTTCACCTTATCTGCCCAGTAAGCTGCTGACATCTTTCCTTTAGCTATGTTCTTAGCGTGTCTAGCCTTAAATGATTTCTGTCTAGCAG